ATGAAACACTGCTTGGCCGGTTGTCGGTTGTGTTGAATGGGATGTCTGTGAAAGTCGGGACGGCCAAGGTCCAAGACGTAGCGGAAGTTCTTGTCAATTTTCTGACATCATAAGTAGGGTGGGTGATGTACATCACATCAGCGCTTTGAGCATATTGGAATTCAAAAAGTTCATCTCCAGAGTATGGAGAGACAATTTCAAAAATCTCTGCAACGGTCCCGCCAGATGCGTATGACGTGAACCCTGAAGAATCGATCCCCAAAAGATCAAAGTCAGCGCCAGAAACGTTGGTCACTTCAAACTCTACGTTGTTGACTTCTGTCATACCGACAACGCCAAGAATAACGACACGTTCGCCGCCTGTGAAGCCATGGCCAGAAGCACTGACTGTGGCTGGGTTGGTCTCCGATATGTTTGTGATGACTGTTGAAGCCAAAGTTTGTTGGGCGCCATTCGTGAAAAACCTAATGTAGTCGTCACCAAACTCAAGTATGACTGAATCAGATTCGTTGAAGATGAATTCAACAAGTTTGACCTTGCCACTGTCTTTTGTTTCGGCAGCAAAAACTGTCCCGGGTCTTTTGGTGATGCCACCTTGAACCAATGGCAAGAAATTCTCCACCCTAGAAGCCCCAGAGAAATATCTCGTTACGTCAACTCTGCCCTTGAGCAAAGGACTGACCTCGCCGGAGGTGAAATTCGGCTTGATGGGTTGGGCATTAAAAGCAGGCATTAAGGACCTACGATTTTTCTAGGTATTTGGGAATCAACGCCATCGTTTCTAGATTCGATCCATTGCTCTGCTTCCAGAGTACGGACATCATCTTCGACGGCATCTGAGAAACGAGCCATTGAAGATTTATCTCTATAGGATTCCATCATGCTTTTCAACAACTCTGTGTCGCTGTTGCGAAATGGTATGACCAACTCGGCCGCCAACTTGGCAGCAAGAACTTCGACAAAGAATACTGGGAATTTGGTGACGTCTGTAATTTTGGCGATGTACAGAACATTCAAGGGTGCTGTGTTTGCAAGGATGTTTTTACTTTCTACTTTCCAAGCTTGGTTGTTATTTAAGAAGGCAGCACCACTATTGAGTGTGACTGATTTTACTCCGGCTGTTTGGACGTCAACAAGTCGGAGTAAATCAGCGGGCAGGGGTAGAGCAAAACTGTATCCCCAAACGGGTTCAGTTGCGGAGGCGGCCAATTCCGCTCTTTTCAAAGCGAAGTTCCATTTATGTTTGGCCATTTCTTGGTCACGGAATTTTGGATAAAGTGCCTTACAAAGCTTACCCTCTTTGCTTGCAGCATCGAGGCTAAGGATTTGATTTGCACCTACAGCGATCAAAGCTTGATTACAAATATCTACTTCAGTTGCCATAAGTCCTCCATGATAAAAAGGAGGGGCCGAAGCCCCTCCCTGCGATTAAATTGCGTCGCGTGTATAGGTGATGTAACCCTTGAGGGTTGCAGCAGCGGGAATTGTTCCGCCAGTCACAGTCCCTTGGACATCAAAGCCATCGAATGTTTCGATGACAGTATCCGAAAGATCAGTGACGTCTACAGCTAAGGCTAAATCCAAGCCCACTGCAAATGCATCATCGTCAGCAGCGATTGCTGCCTTACCGTCTACGTTTGTTGCTGCCGTGTTACCAATTTTCATAACACGTGAAGCACCGAAGGCTGATGTGGCAAAATCAAACTTCAAGATGCGGATTTTTCCGCCGGGAAGTCTAATCAAGTTCACAAAAGAACCATCGTCACCTGCAGCCGCGCCTTGGGTGAAATCAAAGTGGGCGACCACGACTTTGCCTTGCAGCTCATCGTTACCCAACTTGACCACGGGGTCAGCGGTTTGATCTGCGTATTCCAAACTATCTTCAGTTGTAATAGCCATTTGCTAACTCCTTTCTTATTGAGGTTCAATACATGCAATTTCAACAACACGTTCCTCTTCCATACGTGAAGCACCAAAAGATGCTCGTGCATAGACTTGTGTAGAGTAACGCTTCGTTGGAAGCACGTCGATTTTTGTTTCAATGTCAATGCCAGAAGTCATCAACATTCCGCTTCTTGTATAAACAGGGATACGACGAGTATCATCTGTCACTGTTGTGGTCTTGGCCAAGAGTCGGTTACTTGTGATGAACTTGAAGCCCAAAAAAGTATCCACTTGCCCTTGAACAAGAGCCTTCACAGAGTTGAAGTCCATGCTGGTCACTTCAGTGGTGGCCAAGAGGTCTTGCTTCTGCTGAGGAGAGACAACAATGAAGATGTCTTCCTGTTCAGGTATAACTTCATTGCTCTCCATAATATTCAGAGCACGACGAAGTTTACCGACGGTCAAACCGGAGTTTGTGTCTGCTCCTGCTTCCACATAGTCAACAGCGATTTGCTGAGAAGATGGGAAGGAAACATCAGTTCCGCCGCTTTTTCCTGATTTTGCTACACCGAAGAATTTAGCGATGATTTCATCGTCTTGTTCACGGCCTAGCGCCATAGCAAATTGTCTTGCATATGGTGATGCAGGGTCAGCCAACATCCGAACTTTATCTTGGTCGTCGATCAAATCGGCAACGTCGAAGTCACGAAGTTGGAGCCTACGTCTGTCATGGGGAGTATTCACATACTCTGTATCACCATGACGTGTGGTGATTTCCTGTGCGGAAACCTGTGAGATCCGATCAAAAAACGAGAACTCAGAATTCTGAGTTTCATTCATGACCGTACTTTTGAGCTTGGACCCCATTTGTTGTAAAAGCAACATGATGTTTGCTTTGTACTGATTAACAAAGGCGGTCGTAATTTGATTACTCATTTTACAGATCCTTTAGTACAGTTCCAATTACTTTCGCAATCAGACTGCCCGCACCATGCGGATCTGCGCTAACTTTTACCCCTTTTGGGGGACCTGATTACAGGCTTCCTCGGACCCTAGGGCTACCCGAAAAATTGATATCTTGGTATATGTACCAAGATATCACATTATTTCAACTATTTCAACTATTCTGCGGGATGCGCCATTTCGAACAACTTCTTCATCCGTTCTACAGCTTGGTTATGGGCCGCTAGATTCTGTCCAGTTGTGTCCAAATAAGTTGCCATAAAGTCCTTATCTGCCTTCAAACTGGCGATTTCAGCCGTGGCTTGGTCTGGTGAAGTGGTGAATTCCCGTTGTAAATTCTCAGGATTCAGATTGTCCCCCAAGATATTATCGCCCAGCAAAGCCATCATTTTGATAATCTCTGGCTCCGCTTCAAGATGATTATCCTCCAAAAGCTTGGATAAAGTCCCATTCGGTGATATTTGCTGCATGGCTTTTTTGGCCTTGGTCAGAGTGAAATCAAATGATGGTCCAAGTTCAGTCTTCAATACGGCCAATTTATCGGCTTTGTCCTGATTGACGGCTTTCAAATCTTCAGCGTGATTTCCTGACTGATGCTCTAAATACTCGCGGAAAATGGCCGCGCCGGCTTCTGCAGGCACCCCGTGCTTGTGCATCAGATCGCCCATAAATTCCTTCATGGGGGCCAAATCGCCAAAAGCGTCGATTCCTTCGATATTGAGGTTGTAATCGGCCGCTGATTCAGGGGCAAAACCCCATCCTATGTCCTTCAGGAAAGCCTGTTTAGCATCGGGTTCCGCATCTGCTCCTACCCTGACAACCTTTTCAGCGCCCACCATTGATTGGGCACTGATGTAGCTTTTGGCCAAATCGTCCATACTCTGGATTGGAGCCATGGCACTATGGCTGCGGAATTCCTCTGAAATATGCTCTCTCCACCATCCGGCTTGGGAAGTGTCGGTTCCAGGGGCTTGGCCTCCTAAAAGACCAACCGGGGCTGCCGGCGCGGGGGCCGCTGCGGGGGCGGGTGCTGGTTCCCCGCCTGGGACTGCAATTTGTACTGGTACTTCTGGTTCCATTATTTCTCTCCCTCTGCTTTAACTTGTTGATGTTCGCCCTGAATTTCTGCGGATGTCTTAGACAAGACTTCCTTTATATAAGCAATCACTGATCTCTGACCTAGGACAAAAGATGTATCCGCATGTGTCGCGCCCCTAGAATGGATGGGATGAAACTCATGTCCATACAACGCTGATAAATGCGCCAAAACGTCAATGCCCTGTGGTAGATCCGTGAAAATATGGCAATAAGCATCGTGCATACGCAGGCGCTCCGCCGTGGTGATTTCTTGCTGTTCTTCCAATTTACTTCTCCGTTATACTGGCACTTGGCTCTGAGCCGTGGCCATGTCTTTTGCAACTTGAGCATCGGATAGTGCAGATTGTTGTTGTTGTTCCTGAGCAGCTTGTTGGGCACGACCTTGACGGAGCGCTTCCATTTCTTCAGGATCGCTATACAAAACCTCGGGCGTACCAAACCATTGTTGGGTACGTCGGGCAATAGCGTCAAGATCAAAGTTATCCATGATACTTGGGTCAACTTGCACTAAAGGCGTTAAGACGTCAATCGATTGTAGAACCGAATTCGCCTCATCCGATTTCTGCGCTCGGGCAATCGCAGAGACATATTCAATTGAAATGAAATCATTCTCATTCAATTGAGGAGGGGGTGGGGGTAGTCTTCCATCTTTCTGCAATATTTGAATTGTCAGATCGATCAAAGGGTTGAGAAGTTCTGTTTCAAGACGGCCAACCGTGGGGGAGAGCTGCTGCAGGTCTTCCTGCTTGCGGATCTCGGCCTCTGCACGGGTCATCTCTACGTTTTCTTTCTGCAGCTTGAATCTGTCCAAAAAGAAAGCGCGTAAAATACGTTCACGGGTTTGCTCCATACCGTCATTGGATACGGCAATGTTGGCCTTGGTTTCAAGAGGTCTGATAAAGTCGTCTTTACTCATACCTGTTCTGAAATAATTTAAAGAGCTTGGCGCAGTACGGATCGGCCCTAAGATTCCATCATCAGGAACCAATAGCGGAGGATCTACAACTTTTTGCCTAGCTCTAAGGTCTGTCCTCATCTGCTCATTGAGAAGATTGGCATCGGGCAATGCCGTCATCGCTGGACTGCGACCATAAGTTTCGCCTGAACGCTTGATCCAGCGTGGCGCCAAAATTGGGAAGAAGTCAAAACCAGATTCGCGGAGAACCCAACCAGTATCTAGCTCCATGTGGTTTGAAGCAAATGGCTTGTCTATGTTTGCGGGGCTGTCTGTATTGCGCTTGCTGGTTCTAGGGTAAATGCTGTGCAAAATAGTCACGGGGACAAAAGGTTGCTTCTGAGCTTTGACCAACATGTCGGGACTGACATTTTCCTCGCCATAAATCTCAAGTACCTGAACTGGGGTCAAAAGTATTTCGAGGTATGCTCGGTTTATCAGGCCATTGGCACCTTCCGCCAAAAATGTACTTCTAAGTGGTAGGGCCGTGAACCTAATGCCTGGGTCCTCGAGAATAGGCTCTATAAATAGAGGGCCGGTCCCAAAAGCTGTGAGGTCCAAAAACATTGAGTGAGACTGAGAATTGAAATTTGAAACTGGGTGAGAGAAAACGTTGTATACGGCATCTTCCACTGAATCGACCCAAATCTTGACATCACGAATTCGGGCCTTGAATTTATCTTCTAGATTTAACTGAAACCATCTTTGGAACGGATTGACCATGGTGCCATGCAGGCCCCCAGCCAATTGCTCGTTTGCCCAAATCGGAGTGGAATCAAAAACCCGCTCCATGTTTTTACGTCCTGGGGTCTCAGTAGAATTGAACCCCCTGGCGTTGGGCATACAGACTTGGGCGATTTGCTGCCAATGGGCGTCCCACGTGCCACGCTGACCTTTCAACAATTGATATGTTGATTTGTCCTGCTGGCCAAGGGCTTTCTTGCGCTCGTCTTGCTGTTTGAAGTCTGGGGTAACGACTTGCGCTGGAGATGGCAGAATTTCAACCATCTAGAAAGTTTCCGATACGGCTATCATTAACAAAAGAACAGTACAAAAAAGCAATTTATCCTCCAAGTAGGGTCCTGGGTGCGGTCGTTGGTTTCTCACTTCTTCCAAGTGGGCTTGTGAAAATTGTTGAGGTCAGGCCTTTTTGACGAAGGCGCTTTCTGCGCTCATCTTCGGCCAACCGTTTTGCCTCTTCCTCCGATGGAGGTCCAGGTGCTCTTTCTGGGGGTGGTGTTGTGTCTTTGCCTTTGGTGGATTCGATCAAATCGCCGATGGGATCTTCTGGGGCTTCTACCCCGATAGCTTTACCAAAACCTTCGACGGCTTTCTTGCCAAGAGATCCTTTTTCCAAAGAACGTTTGGCATCTCTGACGAAGCTCCCCGCATCCCTTTTACCTTGACGCTCTAATTTTCGGGATTCACGTTTTACCGTACCGCCAACTCCGCCTCCACCTCCGCCGCACATTACGCAATCAGATCCAAAGACTTCAAACGAGCTTCAATTTCCGCTTGACGGTCTTCAATTTCATCTTGGCGAGTTACGATTTCAACCTGACGGGCTTGAACGTTCAAAACAACCTCAATCAATGTCTCACCCTCGGCTGCGGTAACAAAACCGAACGGAGTAGAGCTTGTCAAAGCTTGAATGGCATAGTCGGATGCTGTGCCGGCATTTGTGAGTGTTGTTTCAGCGGCGGTTGCGATTGTTGCAACGGCTGCCGTCAAAGCAGCTTGACGGATTTCATCTGCGCTTTTATATGCAAACTTGTAATTATCTGCCATCATGGCTCCTTTTGCAAAAGTGTTCCCTTATAACTATACCCTATCTTCTGATAAAATGCCACTATCCGGTCGTCATCTATGCCCGTACTGACGCCAACTTGCACGTTCTTGCAGCCTTTTATCCTCGCCCAGTTCTCAAATGATCGTACCAATCTAATAGCCGACCTGCCATTTCTCTTGTCCAGGGGCACATATAGCAACAAATCCCGAGCAAGGAGATCATCACCAAAATAATAAGGGCAATAGTACCCAATAAAAATCCCACAAAAAACACCGTCATCTTCTGCAATTGCGCCAAAATAGTCTTCATCCTCCACGCACCTCCGCAAGATCTCGTTGCATTTTACCATGCTCAGGTCTAGGCCCTTGAAACTACTCTCTTGGTGGAATTTGATCATGTTTTCCATGATTATGTTGAAATCGTCGTTGGTTATTGGTCTTATTGACATAGAACCCTTTGTCGCATGGAACCATGCTTGGTTCTAGCGTAAATGTGGTTTTTTGGTTTGATCTTGGGCTTTAGGGATTGGAGAAAGAAATGGTCTTTCACTTCTTTTATAAACTGGTCTCTAAAATGATCTGCAATAAGTGTACTCACCAAGACCCCCCATCATCCTCTTCATCAGCCATGCGCTGGCGGCGGCCGTCGTTTTGAAACATATCGTACTCATCTAGGGCAAAATTCTGGCGCTTATGTGTTCCACGTTGAACACTCCCCGTTTTATAGGTCAGAGCCATGCCGCCAAAAGCATCGGCATAGTGATTGGCCCACCCCTTGGCTGGTTGGTCAGAAAACACCGATCTATCAGGGTTCCATTCCTTCTGATAGTTCTCAAGTGCATCTAAAAGTCCTTTTTTCCCAGTAATTTCCTCGCATCTCCCATTAAAAACGCAAAGAGGAAGTTTTCGGCGCAAAGCGTCAATGCGCTCCTGCACGTCCGCCACTTTTCGCATAACTCTAAATCTAAGTCCAAGCGAAAGTGCGATCTGGCGCCGGGATTCATTGTTGGCTGTCCATTCGGTAACATTAATATCGTGAGGCGCGTAGTGTTCCCCGTAAGTATATGGTTTATTCTTGATAATCTGCACATAATGACGGATATCCTCCCCAGAGCTATAGTAACTGTCTATCACCCTGATCTCGTTTGGCCCAATCTGTTGGCAAAATACAATAGTAGTATAGTCCCTACGGCCAATATCCCAAAACGTGTCCACTGGTAAATTGGGTTCCCAGCCATGGGTTTTCTGGGTCCAACGGCCATCTTCCTTCGCTTTCTTGATCTGATCCTTGAAATATGACCCTTCTAGGCCCGCGTCCCAAGAACACCAAAATTCCTGCTGCGCTGTCTCTTCGGACATCCTGCCGGAATCGACAAGTTTGCGTACCTGGGCTTCCCGCATGACCGGAGTGCCATCGTGCCTTTTACTGTTATCGATCGTAAGAATCTCGGCAAAGTTCTCAGGGTCCTTCATCTCCCCCATGTAATGGTCATAACCATGGTTCCTACCACGGGGAGTATAAGGGAACCACATCCACCCACCGTTCTCAATCAAGATCGGCTCCAAAAGCTGCAAGGCCCCCGGGTCCTGCAAGGCATACTCAGAAACAATCAGCCCAACTGGGTTGGCGCCCACAAGAGCATCAAGATCCTCAGTACCGACAATCTGGTAAAACGAGCCATTGGTCAGCTCAATGAGCATATCATCTTCCCTTTTACGGGCGACAATCCCCGGCCCCTTGGGGTTGGTGAACCCAGGGAATGCCTCTAGATGCCGGCTATTTTCGAAATTGATGCCATTCCACATGGCTCTACGGCCCTGTTTCAGGTTGGGGAATATGTGCCAATATGTCCCGCACCGAACCTGCGATGCAAGGGCACAAAAATTCAACGCGCAGGTATCTTTACCCGCACGGCGATGCCAAACCGTCGTTGCTACCCCGCCGGGTATCCTAAAGTTCGCTTCCTTCGATTTCCTCAAAGCCTGGGTCATGTGATTCCACGCCGGCCGCTGGTAGTGCCTTGGTGTCCAATTGTGAGGTATCGATAATGATGTTGCCTGAGCCATCCATTACTTCCTTGCTTCCATCTCCAAAATTAAGGTTGACGATCACTTGATTATTGCCCAGATCGGCCACCTGCTGCTTCCTGTACTTTTTGACGTTCGCCGCCAATAATGTTTCCAATATCCTAGGATCTCGCTTCGTTTTCATCCCAACCAAGATCGTACCGCCATCTTTACCTGGTCCCTTGCCATAAACCTCTTCCTTCCAGCCATTCATCGCTAGGTCCGTGGCCTTGTCGATGAGATTGGCGCTATGGCGATTTGTCGCTAGGATAAAGGCTTTTTTCAATGCAGGATACCTGCGGGACTGCTCCGTAA